CCTTAAAAACATCCCTTTGAGTTTGGGAGTTTGGAAGGTAACTTTATCTTCGCGGGTCTTGAAGTCTTGTTCGACTTCAGCAAACAGTCCTTTTAACAGCCATATATACCTATATCCCCCATTGCTCTTCAGCGCCTTAAATCCAACCGCGACATAAGGAGCAATGTCTGTGCTTTTTCGTATAATCACACCGCCAGTTATGTTGTGACCTAGTAAATCTGCCTGAACTTCCATAGGGACATCCTGGGGATTGAGTTCCAGATCAATTTTTCCTATTGTAGAAGCCACATCAGATGGCCCATCATCTGCAAACAAAACCTCCGTTGAAGCATTTGGATTAATTTTTGCTTCAATGGCTGGCGCTATCGTTTGAACTGTTCCGTAGACAATTCCACCTAAGGTATCGCTGGTTAATTTGGCATAAACTAAATTAGATAATCCGATTACTGTTCCTGACAATTTCTTTTCCCCCTTTAATTAAAATAAGAAAAGCGCATGGCCTTATGAAAAATGAGCGTGTCAAACTCAAAAAGATCTTGCGCTGTTGTGCGGATAAATCCTGCCGCTTCCATATTTGATTTAACCTGATCAACAAGCAATGAGTAATCATCTTTTGACCATACATCGACCTGTACATAAGTGCCTGTAATAATTTCACTATTATCCGCAAATTGTTCACCCTGTTCGGCATAACAAAAGAATGTAATATAAGGATTTTCCTTACCTGAATACTTTTGCCAAGCTACTGGAACACCTAGAGATTTGAGAGCATTTACAATTAAGCTATTCTTCATGATCCAAATGCCTCTACAATGGTCTGCTTCATAATTTCCAGTACATCCTTTTTCTTGTGTTCATATGAAATCTGTACAAACGGCTTCGCAGTCATCTTACTTGTACCCCATTCAAGAAATTTGGCTCTCCAATTGGTTTCTTTTCCTGGCCCAATTTCGATGTACTTAATGCCATCCTTGGATTTAACACCAGATATTTGAATGTCATCTCGAATATGCTGGTGATCGATTGAACTCACCTTAACAAAACTCTTCATTTCATCTGCTACCGGCTGAGCAGCTGCTTTGAGTGCTTTATTTTCCACACGTCCAGCTTTATCACTCATTTGCTGAAGCTGATTTAATAATTCGTCCAATCCTTGAAGTTCAAACTCAGCCGCCATTTTGCAACACCTGCCATGTATGGATTTCCAGCCACATTCTCCGGCCATCAAGATCAATAGGTGGCACTTTCACTTCAAACGTTTCAGTACCTTCAACTAGTCTCATACCCGCTTTGATACCTTCACAATATCGAATCGTAAACAAGACATCACTTTCTGCCTGTACTGCTGCCGCTTGATAAAACAGTCTCCCTTTAAGACCACTTCGTTTTGCATAGACAGTCATAAGCGTTTGCCAATCTTCAAGAGGACTGCCATTATCATCCGTCTGATCAGCAGTGGCATTATATTGGATTAGGATTTTACGACTCAACTCTCCAACGTTTATTTTCATGCTGTCACCATTTGCAATACTTTGCCATGGAGTTGCCCAACAAGACTTTTAACTCCGATATCATTGTCTGAAATATTACCCATTTGTCCTGGATCATCAAACCAGCGAACGAGTAAAGCAGAAGCAAGCATTTTAGCTGTTGGGTCAATTGGATTATCCTCTGCCCAATCGTGACCTGTCGCTGTTTTTATAAAATCATCAACGAATGGTAGTAAAATATCCAACTGTGGATAGTCATCAGGATTCACTAGGCGCAACATATTAGCTGCTTCCTGAGGTATTAATATCACATTATCACCGCCTTAAAAAAGTTCTACCACCCTGATTAAGAGTGGCAGAATCATAAATGTTAAACTTAAGAAGCTTTAGTTAGTTTAATAAATGTTTCATTAAGTGCTGGCTTGCCATCTGCAATCAAGATACCTCTATAAATTGTAGATGCGGAAGTAAACCCAGCTTCTTTTGATGCCTCAATGATTGGATTCTGTGAAAAGTTCATGTAGTAATAATTAAAAGCTCCAAATAAGATCTCATCATCAGGCATATAGTCATCCACAATATATGGATGATTCAGGATACGTGGTTCAAAACCATTCTGAGGCGCTTGGGTGAATATAGGTCTGTTTTGAGAATCCTTAATTTTGAATAGAGCAGCTTCCATGTTGCTGTTCAAAATCCATTTGCCAAAAGGTCGATAAGGAGTTTTGAGCAGAGCACGGGCACCAACTAGATCATCATACCCGACAGTCGTAGTAAAGGTTGTAGAGTTGCTTAAACCCCAAGTCACTCCTGTCAAAATCCCAGTAGGCTGAGGTTTATTGCTCCCGCCGGGTGTAGGACCAAGTCCATTGAGGATAGCATTCTCAACAGCGATGGATAATTGATTACCGATTTGATTAACGATGTAAGTTTCAAAAGCATCAATTGTCATAACCATTGCGGCTGCTGAAATCTTCGCATATTTTGCTAATGTATACCCTGCCAAAGAAACGCCTGCAACAGTATCATCACCAAATGTCCCATCTGAAACTTCATCACTCCAAACCGCTGCGGTAATTGCATTAGCAACAGGCAAAACGACATTCCCAGGGATGTAAGTCGTTGAAATCAATGGGAATAGTACGCTTGTCTGCTGAAGCTTTTCTATAATCTTATCGTAGGTCGTGGTTGGAACAGCCGCACCACCGCTATTAGTTGCTGTAGTAATGGCACGCTTCTCAACATCAGTTAATTGCTTGCCTTGCAAACCCTTGAGATATGCAGAGCGATATTCTGGAAGCATGAACAGTTCACCCCGCATTTCCTCCTGTGGTAAACTGATTACTTCATCAAGGCTTCTTTGCTCAGATCTTGCATTTGGTGCTGTTTGGATTCCTGCAACTCCATATGTCCCTAACACATTGAGTTGACCTTGAGGAACAACCATTTGCCTTTGTTCAGTAGGTTCGCCCATAGTTTCAGCACTAGCATCCATCATACTTCTAAGCTCAGAAATCTCGACATTAAGGTTTTCCATTTCTGTGTTGATGCTGCGAAGTTCATTTACCTCATTTGACGTTTGAGATTTATCAAGGAGTTCTTTCTTTCTTGCCTCTTTTTTAACTAACATATCTTGTAATTTCTTTTTCATGTTTATATCATCCTCTCATTAATATTTGTGTTTTTAGTTTGAGTAATTCTAGATCCTTGTTTCTCTGCTCGTCTTCCAAGCTATCCAGCTTTGACCTAACACTATCCAGTGTCTGTTCTGCACTATCCAATGCAGTCTGGCTTCGAGCATCTATATCAGTCCCTTCATAAAAGGGAAATGACACCGCACTAACTTCAATTACCTTGGCTATATCGGTAATTGTTCTGGAGGGCATATCGGTATCCAGTCCTGTCCAGACATCTCCAGTTCCTTTACGGACAGAAAATATAAAAGACATCCCATTGATGTCTCCTCTGCTTATCGCGCTATATAATGCCTGCGCATCTGTATTTTTTTCTATATCTAGGGTTGCTCTTGTGTTTAATCCTTGATCATCCACTTGTAATTGCAAGGTTGAATTGGCATTATTATTTCTACTTCGAGCAAGCGGGATTTTTGTGAGATCGTGATTTACACTAAATAAGACATCGGTAAAATCAGTTTTATTAAATGCTCCCCGCTCAATGGTTTCATTCCACATTCCATAGATATTTGCCGTTTGTCCAAATACCGCTGCATGTCCTTGAATTACATTTCCTTCAGGTTCTACCTGTAGGTCAGGCATTGTAAATGAGCGCATTTCTATACCTTCCTTTAGTGGTTTACGTTGTTTTAACTCTTTGGGCATTGTATTATTCCCCTCCCGTTTCTTCATTTACTTTAGGATCATTGCCTTTAACTTTTAACATCTGATAGGTATTTGCGAGTGAAGCATCAATATAATTAAGGCTCATATGTCTTACATTGCCGCCTTCATAAGGAGCCATTCCAAATAAAGCAAGAATCTGATTGTCGGTTAAAATCCCTCTATCGCCCATTGCTTGGACAAAGGCCATTTTATTTTTGGTGTCCATTAGTTCCAGGTTCATTTGATAGAACTTGATTTCATGGCCTACATCTTGTTCTCTTTGTGAGAAGATTGCATTTGAAAAAGCTTGTCCCATTCCTATTACAATTGGCTCTATTGTCTTGTTGTAAAATGCCTGATATTGTTCATCGTTATATTCGCCATTTAATATAGGAAGCGAAACACCAAACCACCTGAGCACTTTATTTTCTAGGAAAGCTAATGTTGTGCTATCTAAAAGTGCTGGATTTACTTGCAATGGTGTGTATTCCCCTTTTAAATCTGTCGGTAAAATGCCAGTCACCCCATCATCAATTGCCTTCTCAAATCTCAGTCGCTCAGCTTTTTGCTTTTCGTCATCCATTAAGGTATTGATTTTTAGGATTCCACGGACTGAAAGCGTTGTTTTTATTGCTTTGCCGATACCCTGAAGGACTATATCATTGGTCTCAAGCACTTTTAGCAGAGCGACATTATCGGGATGTCCACTTATGCCACCACCCATGATGTCATTGATGCTATACTTTTTTCGCAAGTGGATTATATCGGCATAGGGTAATGTATAATTGCTTCCATTAAAGAAGTAGAAGCGAACAAAAAGCGTATTCGATTCATCCTGTAGGAATTCAACTTGTATCGGATTCAATGGATAAAATGCTGTGTAATATCTGTTCACATTCCCCCTTGTGTCCGTTACTAGGTTATAAACTGGATATATGAAAGCATTGTAATTCAGATAAAGTAGCCAAATAACTTTCTCCAAGAAATCCCGTGTAGTCATTAACCCATTTGGCGAAAATTTAAATAGACGGTTGAAGTTATCACCCTTTAATGATGTTGGCAAACCATTGTCATCGATTACCACATGCTGAGGTGTTAACTTGCTACATTCAGTCGCGATACAGTCAATGCACATTTGAACAATATCTGAAGCATAAATACTTCGACCAAACTGAGTAAATATTGGCGAATACCCATCAAGGAACTTGGCGGTCTGCATGCCACTTGATTTTATATTGTTATTAAAGAGACTCTGTATAAGCATTAACCACCTCCTCCCTTCGCTGCCGATTTAGCAAAAATAAAAGAATATGCCATGAAGCATATCCCCAAAATGAAAAACCCTATCGGAATATATACGAGAAATCCTGCAAGCGATAGAAAGATAACTCCAAATATGAAAAAGATATCGTCTAAGTATTTAATCAATTGTTTAATTTTTTCTTTCAAAGCATCACCCCACTAAGTTCATGTATTCTGATCTGTATTGCATCAAGACAGCGTAGCCGATAATCATAGTTACAGCACCGTCTATACGTTTTATTTGTGTTCCCTGTACTTTTATAGGCATGATCTGTCCGAGTTTATCAATATCCAAAGCGGTATTGGATAAGCACCAGCGATCAATCGGATTAGAATTATAGTTGATTAATTTGCTTCTCAAGTCTGCTTCAACCAGCTTCATTGGGCTTGACATGACACGCCTTTCCTGTGGTATTCGAATCATATCAAAGCCTGTTTCCTCCATATCCTTGACCCAATACTTAGCGAGCGCATTATCGTAGCCGATTTTATAAGGTTTGATCCCGAGTTGCTTGACCACATGAACAAACCAATTTGTAATATAACTGAAATCATTATCATTGCCAGGGCAGATTTCAATTAACCCCTGCCTTGCCCATTCAAGATAGTCGACTCCATCTGGACTTTTCTCAAGTTTGATTTCTGGAATGAAATATTTCTGAATCATATATTTTGAGTTGTCATTTGGTCTCATTACCATCATTCTTGCTGAAACTAGGTCAGTGGTTTCTGCTAAGTCAACCGCTCCAATACCAATACAACCACGTAAAATCTCCAGATCAAATGTAGCATCATTAACAAGTTCTGCTTCCGTCAACCAAGCGGCAGCATTATTTTGTTTGATGTTAAAGTCCTTAGCTAAAACAAAGGCGCGGGTTGATTTGCTTGTTTTTGCTTCATCAACCATGCGCCTTAGAAAACTCCACTTTTTAATTGTCCCAAGCCCTGGGTTACTCTTAATCCAAGTCTTTTCGTCCTGCCAAATTTCCGATTCACTATCCTGCGTATAAATCCATATAAGCCATCGAGATCTCTCTAATTCTCCATTAATAACTTGCCTTGCTTCGGATATCCTATGATCTAGGTAGCCATCATTCGTAAATCCCTCTGTGGTGAGTTCAAAATATAAAGGTTCATCTTGAGTGGATAACGCCTGTCTAATCGGCATGATTGAGGAATCATCTTTAAATTCATGCACTTCATCAAAGGAGCCGATTCCAATATTTCGACCTTCTTTCGCTCCAGTCTTGGAAGATATTTTTCGGATATTGCCTTTATTTTTATAAGAGAATTTACCCTTATGCTTTGGCTTTTGTGGATTGCCGAAGAAGATGCCCTTAATGTTCTTGCGGGTGACTTTGCTTAACGCAGGACTTTCCTCGCGCATATTATTAATGGCTTGAAACATTAAATCTGCTTGCTCGTAATCATTGCTTGAGCATAATATTTTGATTCCCAAAGGCCCACAGAAAAACTCTGCAATGTCTATGGCGGCAACAAGAGGAGTCTTGCCATTTTTCCGACCGATGACTAAGAGGACATCCTGATACAGTCTTATCCATCTACCAACCTCTTCATCGTAAATCTTGAAGATATAAACAGCCTCAATCAGTGCCTTTTGAAATAACATTAGAATAAATGGCTTGCCAGCAAATGGTGCTTCATAGTGTTTGCATTGGGTTTCAATAAAACTGATTCGCTTGTGAGCATCCTCTAATTCAATTCTAAGATTTGGATTATTAAAGTGAGTCAGCAATATATCAAGCATCTGCATTAACTCATAGCCAATTATGATTTCATTACTTTTGCATTTACCGATATATTCGAGGAGCCAAGAGTGTGTGTCGTTATGCTCTACGATCATTCAAACTCACTTAATTCATCATCTGCATCAATGATATTTTTAGAAAGCACTGCGTTGAGCGTCTTAATAACCACGGAATAACTATTGATATTTTTGAGATATTGTTTTGCTGTTTCAATAGGTTTCTGGATATCTGGATGTTGTGGGTGGATTTTTATCATGCCTGTTTGAGATATCGCCTCTTTTAATACGTGATTTTCGGCAAATAAAAAAGCGGCATCTTGTATTAATCCTTCTACAAGTTGCCGCTTAGGTTCTTCGATATCTTTAAATATCTCATTAAGCTTTGCCAGCTCTTTTTCATATATATCTTGTTTTATCATGTTTCTAAAAACCTCCAATTATTTTCAAAATTCTTGGTTTGCACGAAAGTCTTGCCCTTTGCACGGCCCCCTGG